TTAAAGCAATTGGAAAACCAGTAAACGGTATCATTAAGGGTGCGTCATGGGTACTTGAAAAATTAGGAGCTGAACCTTTACAAGAATGGGACGTACCACAATACGCTACAGGTACACCAGCAGGCGGTCATCCAATTAATGGGCCAATGATGGTCAATGATGGACGTGGAGCAGAAACAGTTATCACACCAGACGGTAGAGCATTCATCCCTAAAGGACGCAACGTTGTATTAAACGCACCAAAAGGAACACATGTCTTGACAGCAGAAGAAACAGCTCAGCTTCATGGGTCTAAAGCACCAAAATATCGTTACAAAAAAGGGACTAACTTCTTTGGTAACATGTGGGACAGTGTGAAGAACATTGCTGGTAATGTAGGAAACACACTGAAAAACGTAGTAGGTGACGTGTGGGACTTCATTTCAGACCCTGGTGCGTTAGCTAGAAAAGTACTAGGTGGTTTAGACGTATTAGGTGGATTGACAAAATACCCATTAGAGGTAGGTAAAGGCATTCTATCAAAAGCAACAAGCGCCCTGACTGAAAAGATTACTGGTTTGTTCTCATCTGGTAACTTAGATACATCAATAGGAACAAATGGTGTCTATAAATATTTAGCAGATGTAGCTAAATCTGTAATGAAGAAGTTTCCAGGCTTTGTGGCAACTAGTGGGTATAGACCAGGTGACCCCTATTCACATGGTAAACGTAATGCTATTGATATTGCCCTACCAGGTGTCACAGGCGGCTCACCACGCTACACAGAAGCGGCAAACTATGCGTTTGATAAATTTGCATCTAAGATTGGTTACGTAATCACTAATGGTAAGGTTCGTGACCGTTCAGGACAATCAGGTACAGGTATTCATAATGACTGGAGACCATGGCCAGATGGAGACCACTACGACCACGTGCATTTAAACGGTGTGAAAGACCCACAAAACACTCAAATCTCAGGAGATAGCGTGGGAGGCAGTGGTGTAGAAAGATGGCGTAATGTAGCAATTAGAGCATTGAAAATGACTGGTCAATATAGCACTGCAAACTTAAACGCATTACTAAATCAAATGCGTACAGAGTCAAATGGTAATCCTAAAGCGATTAACTTGTGGGATCCAAACGCTATGAAGGGTACACCATCAAAAGGGTTAATGCAGGTGATAGACCCAACCTTTAAAGCGTATGCAATGCCAGGATTCAATACTAATATCTATGACCCACTAAGTAATATTCTAGCGTCCATTAAGTATGCCCTTGCCACATATGGTTCACTAACAAATGCATATCGTGGAGTTGGTTATGAAAACGGTGGAATTATCACAAAAGAACACATTGCAAGAGTTGGAGAAGGTAATAAGGAAGAAGTAGTTATTCCACTAACTGGCTCTGGGTTAAAACGTTCAAGAGCTATGCAACTATTAGCATATGCCAATGAGAAGCTTAACCGTAACCAGTCAGCACCAGTATCTGGAACTACTTCAAGTACGAACTCTGATATGGCGCAAATGCTTCTATTGTTACAACAGCAGAATGAGTTATTGATGGCGATTTTAGCTAAAGACACTAATGTAGTATTAGATGGTGAGAAGTTAAACAGCAAACTGCAAAAGATTCAATCAAGGAACCAATTAAATGCTAATCGTGATTTGGGATTAGTTTAGCAAATTAGGGGCTTGTATAAGTCCCTTTTTTGTGTTATAATTGTACTATATTAAAGAATGAGGAGAGATAAACATGGCGCAAAATTATGATTTTCTACGATCATTTACGATTGGCGGAAAAGATACAAAACACTTATTTCAAATTGCAAAATTAAACATACCATTTTTATCAAAAGAAAATGAGTTTTTCCAGGTAGGCAATACAGACGGAAAACATTTTAGAAATACTAGATTAGGAGATTACACATTAAGCATTGATGGATTTATTATCAAAGACAACACAGGTAAGACAGTACCACAAGTGATGGATGAACTGAAAGCGTTAGTTAACAGTGACGAACCTCAGAGGTTAGTGTTTGACATTTTTCCAGATAGATACTTCAATGCTATCTTCACAGGAGCTGAAGAATATGACGCAACAGATTTGAAATACACACCGCTTACATTGACATTTGATGTACCAGATGGATTAGCGCATGCAATAGAGCCAATTGGTTTTTCCAACACCTACTCAACCACTACCAATCTTATGTTAGATAGTGAATATAATGCTATCAATAAATATATGAAAGCGTGGGTCAAGAAGCTAGATAAGAAGTTCAATGGCTCTAATATTGTTCAAGGTGATTTCACAAATGGTGTTCCGGTAATTTTTGAGTATGATAGAAACTCAGATGAGCGCTGGCTAAACTTAAACTCTAGCACAGTGATTCATGTTGATGAGTTAAAAGCGGGAGACGAAGTTAACTTCAGCGTGTATGCACAAGTAGTATCAATTGATGAAGCGAATGACAAACAGTATGCTGGACAAGTAGTACTAGAAGAGTGGGACACTGTGAAGGGAGCAATACTTAAGAGACACTTTGTGAATATCCCTAAAAAAGTGAATGCTGAGTTCACGGAGTATGGGTCAGTTGTTAAGATTGAAAACGAAAAAACAAATGCGCTCAACTTGCAGTATGGTTTCAGAGGAAGTACTCTTATTAACTGGAGTAAACCAATGGTTAGTTTGCTACCACCACTTGGTGAAACAGTAACAGCGCCAAGTGTGGGAGCAAAAGCATATAGCAACAGCACTGACTTTGGTAACTATGATTATAGTGGGAATCCGAATTTAATGGCTAATATAAACGCTGACAGCTTCTCGCAAGGTACTGGTGCTTTATCTGTTGTGGATGATGGTGACGAGGTAGTAGTCACACTTGACCCAAACAATAAATTAGATTTATTCAAAGCGAAAAGTCAACCAGCTTTAGTAGTAGGAAAAACATATACTCTGAGTGCAGAAATTATGTTAGAAGATGATTTCACTGGAGACCCTAGTAAGTTAAGTCTAAGATATATTAAAATGCCCAACTGGGTATCAGAGCTATATACGCGTAATACATTAACTGCTACTAAGGGTGTATGGCAAAAACTAACTGGCACCGTTAAAATTACTGCTGCGAGTGATAACGCTGAAAGCTGGTTTATAATGCTCCACAATAGGGACGTTAATAACAGTCTATCTGGCAAGCTACGTTTGAGACATGTTAAGATTGAAGAAGGCTCAGAAGCCACACCATATCAGCCTAACTTACTTGATGCACCATATTATTTGAGTAAGGCGCCTTTGGGTGAGAATTTGATAACGAATACGCAGTTCCCAATTATAACACCAAACAATCCTATTTCTGGTTTTGATATTTCAGAAGAATTAATAATAGGTGAAACTTATACGGTATCTTTAAAAGGGACTAAGCCAGCTACTAAAGAATTCCATTTATACTACGGAGAAGCAAATTACCAGCAGTCGCAGTCGCAGTATCAGGCCACTTTACGTCCTGTGGAAGGATTAACAGATGTGTGGAGTGCCACGTTTACAGCCAGAAAGACTAGTGAAATGACAAATTTACTTAAAGTAGCGTTATGGCAAAAACCTAATTCTGCAACATATGATACTGTTCAAATTGACTGGCTAAAGATTGAAAAAGGCGATACACGCACACCAAATATTCCATATTACAAATATGAAGGAATTGCACCAGCGCCGTCTAATAATCCAAAAGATTATCATTGGGGATATAGTCCTTCCTATATAAACGCTGTTGAATATGTTCCAAGTGGAGACTCTGTTGGTGACTTAGTTAAGATTGAAAACAATGGGACGTACAGAACGAAGCCACGCTTTTCATTCAGAATGAAAGGAGAAAATGGACTGGTTGCCTTATTGAATCAGAATGGAGCCATCTTGCAGTTTGGTAATCCTGAAGATGTAGACGGAACAACATCATCCAGAGTAGAGCAGGGACTTGATGAAAACTTTTGGGGTAATACACTCACTCCCACACTACAGTTAAATACAGGTTTCAAATCAGTATACCCTAACATGAATAATAACCCAGCTACACCAAACTTAGTGCAAGGTACATGGGATATGAGACAGGATCCTGACTCAGCTACAGCAGTGTTTACAGGGGTTGGGCCTATTAACGTCTGGCATGGCCCAAGCGTTGTGGCGAATATTCAACCACCATCTAATACTGACAGAACATTGCCAATATCTAACCATTATCGTTTTGTGTTTGATAATTATAACAAGGGGCAGCGTGGACGAATTGAGTTTGGTACATTTGATGAAAACGGTAATCCTATTATGAGCGCTATCATTAGAGATAGTAACCACGCGTCAAATGAACTAATCTTCGAAGCGTGGTATAAGAATCAGAAGTTACATCAGCAGAAATTGGATAGAAAGATATTCTGGAATACCTTTTATGAAATGAACATGGATAGAAATGGTAATAAACTAACTTGGCGACTGGTTCAAATTAAACAACTAACTATGAACCCTGGCGGCTGGTCTACCGTATCTATTGACAAGGAATATAAGTTTGCATGGACATTACCTGAACCAGATACAAGTAAGTTTACAAAATCAGGAGCTTGGGTCATGCGTTTCTCAAATTCATATCATGTGATTATGAGACTGACTGACATACAAGCACGTTGGGAAGGTACACCATATTATCAAGACCTGAGAAACTATTTCCAAGATGGTGATCTCGTTGAGATTGACACAGCAACAAGAGAGTTGTTTGTCAATGGTGTAGTTAACAATCAACTAAATGTAGTAGGCAATCAGTGGGAAAAATTTGAGCTTGAACCAGGAGAGACAATTATTCAGCCAATTGTTTCAGAGTGGGCTAACATGGCAGAGGTAACAGCAGAGATTACACACAACTATCTATAAAATAAGAGTGAGACTTGCAAAAGTCTCACTCTTTATGTTATAATGAATAAGAAAGGAGTGATTAGAATTGGATTTTTATATAACTGACCGAACTTTTGAATTAAAAACAATTGCTTCAACCACTGCTGATGTGGAATACCCTGTATTAAGCGCAAGTGATGTAAGTACACTTGAAACAGCTTCACGTAGAATGACTCTACAGTTAGCGTTTACAAAAGACAACACTGCGAAAATTAAAAAAGATGTGGCAGTAGGTAACTATGTATTATATCAAGACTTGAATCAAAAATTTGTTTGGATGACAATACTGAAAGTCACACATAACCCACTAACTCAAATACGCACACTAGAATGTGAAGACGCTGGAATGGACTTATTAAATGAGGATTTACCACCGTTTCCAGCACAAGGGAGTCATAATATTACTTGGTACATTGATAAATTTACCTATGATTCTGGTTTCGTTATTGGTAAAAATGAAATACCTAACTTGACACGTACACTAGAATGGGATAGTAATATGACTGCACTAGAGCGAATTCAATCAGTAGCCACACAATTTGATAATGCAGAACTAGAGTTTTCATTTGAATTTGTTGGAAACCAGTTGGCTAAGCGTAAAATAGATATCTATAAGAAGCGTGGAGTTGATGAACGTAAAAAATTATATGTAAATAAAGACATTAATTCTATAGAAACAGAAGAAGATATCTATCAATTAGTGAACTCTATTTATCCAACTGGAGGAACTCCAGAAGGTAAAGATGAGCCAATCAATTTAAAAGGGTATACTTGGACAGACCCTGAAGGACGTTTCAGACTAGATAAATCCACTGGTAGAATAAATGACACACATAACGTAAAACAATGGAGTAGAACAAACACAAATTCCCATTATTTTCTACAACATAAGAGTTGGACAACCACAAGCCAGAAAGAATTGGTTAATACAACGGTTAACTGGCTGAAAAAATACAGTGTGCCTGTTGTTAACTACATTGTAGATATTGCTAATATTCCATCACAATTAACTGTAGGTGACACAGTAGATATCATAGATGAAAATGAAAATCTATTTTTATCTAGTAGAGTACAGAAATTAATAGTTAATTATGAAACAGAACAAGTGGTGTGTGAGTTATCTGACTTTGTTAGATTAGAGAGTGGTTTATCTGATCGTTTACAAGAGTTAGCAAATGATTTGAAAAATGACATCAATTCTAAGATACCATATGAGATATTTATTGAAGCCTCTTCACCTTTGTTTATTGGAGGTAAAACACAAGATGGAAGCACCACAATCATACTCAGTGCCAAAGTAAAGTGGGCTGGTAAAGATGTAACAAACATTTTTGAACCTACAGATTTCACATGGTCTAGATACAAGTCAGATGGAACATTAGACACTACGTTTACCGCTACTGGTAGATCAATCTCAGTTACATCTGGTAATGAATCTCAACTTAAATATGAGGTAGCATTAAACTATTAAGGAGGATGAAAGCATGGCAGTAATTAAATCAGAATACCTACTTCCAAATTATGACCCAGAAGCGGTTGGAATGAAGGGTGAAAAGGGTGATGATGGGAAAACCAGTTACGTACACATTGCCTATTCTAATAGCTCAGATGGTGGGGTTGATTTTAGTACAACTGATGCAACCAACAGAGCATATACTGGTTACTATACAGATTTTGAAATGATAGATTCCACAGACCCTAGTAAATATGAATGGCAACGCACTAAAGGAGACTCTGGTAAAGATGGTATAGCTGGTAAGGATGGTGTAGGTTTACAATCAACCAATATCACATACGCTAGCCATACTAATGCAAGTACACCACCAAGCACAGGATGGAAAGCGGAAGTGCCAACTGTTCCAGCAGGTCAATACCTATGGACTAAAACAGTATGGACTTACACAGATTCAAGTTCTGAAACTGGCTACTCAGTAGCTAGGATGGGACAAGATGGAGCAAAAGGTAATGATGGTATAGCTGGTAAAGATGGTGTAGGTATTAAAACCACTGTAATTGAATATGCTGTTAATACTAGTGGAACAACTAGACCTGCATCAGGTTGGTCTACAACAATCCCAGTTACTCCAGAAGGCCAGTACCTATGGACTAGAACTACTTGGACATATACTGACAATACCACTGAACAAGGTTATACAGTAGCTAGACAAGGTAGTAACGGAGCCAATGGAGCTGAAGGCGATGATGGTGTTGGAATTGCTACTACAATAATTGAGTATAATAAGTCAACTAACTCAACAACACCCCCGTCTACTGGATGGACTAGCACTATTCCTTCCATAAGTGGAGGTCAATACCTATGGACACGTGTCACATTAAATTACACAGACGGTACAAAAGCGGAGTCCTACACCGTAGCTAGACAAGGTGAAGATGGTGCAGATGGACAACTGTTCACTGGTGAGACAGAACCAACAGACTTCAACGAAGGTGATATCTGGTATAAAGTGGTCTCTGGTAAAGTAACTGGCGTTTATGAAGCTAAAGGTGGATCATGGGTGGAAATACCTTTTGAAAGTTCTGTAATCGCTGAAACCATTATTGGTAAAACTATTCAAGCTTCACACCTTACAGGTAGTACTATTGACGGTGGTAAAATCAGTGGTGCTGAATTTCTGAATGAGTATGAAAATGTTACTACTGGGGTGAATCAAGTTACGGATGGTAAACTAGGTATTAAGGATGGTATTTTACAAGCTGGATCAACCTATTATTTAACAAATAGCGCTGGCGAAAGACTGTATAAGTTTGCAACTACAGAAGCAGATATTCACCAGGGAACAGTCAATCTAAGGCAACGCTTATACGATGACGCAGGTAAACAAACATCAGAATCTACCACAAGTGTCAGTGGTGGGTTAATTAGTTTGGCGCTTAGTGACACTTCTGGTAACTATCATGGCGTACTGGATGCAAAAGCTCTAACTAAAACTCCTTGGATTAACATACAAATGAGTTCCGCGTTTACGGTTGCTGAAAATAATCCGCCTCAATATCGTGTAACCTATAATTTGGATGGTTCAAGACGAGTTTCATTCAGAGGCCAGTTTAAATTAGTATCAGGCAACATGACTACTGACAAACAGTATTGTCCATTCCAAACAGGATCTGGTACAGGATGGAATGGTACACCGACATTACCATTGGATATTGCACCACCGAGAGCTGTTTTTGCAGCGCTGACTGTGATGCCACCTTCAGGTGCTGCTATTCCTGGAAGAATGGGTATGAACACTGTTGCTATGATGGGGTTTGCACCAGGTACAACTAGTGTTCATGTAAATTTAGGTGGATTTGAATATGAGATAGATTAAACCCTCTTTTTGAGGGTTCTTTATTTGCTTTTAAACGCATAATCACCCACCTAAGAAAATTTAAACGCCTTAGAATGCTCGTGAGAGACACACTATTTCGCTTATATAGATGGTATAATGATTACAGACCTAGGAAACGAGGTGATAAATGAATAGGAGTGTTTGCTATGAACTTAAATGATAAGGAGTTTGTTTCATTAAAAGAACAGTTAGCAAGAATTGAGGTAAAGTTGGATGATATACCTGAGATTAAAGCTGACTTAAAAGAGTATGGTAGTCGCTTGGAACGTCAATCTGAAAAAGTAGATAAGGCGTACAGCATGTCCATGCAGAATAGAGAGGCATTAGCTGACCTCAAAAACAGCTATACATGGCTAACACGCACAACTGTTGGCGCAGTTATTGGAGCATTAGTTAGTATTGGTTTATCCTTATTTATGAAATAGGAGTGATGTAGAATGAAAAAAATCAACTGGAAAGTTCGTTTTAGCAAAGACAACCTAACATTTATCTTGCGGTTTATTGGCGCATTAGCAGTGCCTATCCTAGCTTACTTTGGTTTGAAGTTTGAGGATATTACATCCTTTGATACATTATTGGATGTATTAGTCAGAGCAGTAAGCAATCCTTATGTTTTAGGCTTAACTGTAATTAATGCATTAAATATGATTCCAGACCCAACAACTAAAGGTATTACAGATAGTGAAAAAGCATTAAACTATACAGAACCAAAGAAATAAGAAAGAGAGTGATAATATGGCTTATAAAGTAGAAAGACAAATTAGACCAGGGTTACCTCAAGTTGGATATGCTCCATATGGTCAAGTACACGCACACAGTACAGGTAATCCACGTAGTACAGCACAAAATGAGGCAGATTATTTTCAGACTAAAGACATCAACACGGGTTTTTATACTCACCTTGTAGGTAATGGACGTGTAATCCAACTGGCTGAAGTTAATCGTGGCGCATGGGATGTTGGTGGAGGTTGGAATCAATGGGGTTATGCCTCAGTTGAATTAATTGAATCCCACTCTAATAGAGACGAGTTTATGCGTGATTATAAAATTTATTGTGAGTTACTGCATGACTTAGCAAAACAAGCAGGCTTACCTACCACCGTTGACCAAGGCAACACTGGTATCATCACACATAACTATGCAACACATAACCAACCAAATAATGGTTCTGACCATGTTGACCCTATTCCATATCTTGCTAAATGGGGTATCAATCTAGCTCAGTTTAGAAGTGATGTTGCTAACGCTAAGAGTAACAACAAACCTTCTCCAGCGCCAGCACCAACACCATCTAAGCCTTCAACACCTAGCCAACATGATAAAGCCGTGTCTGCAAGTCCAGCAAAACATCAAGGTAATGCATGGGGTAAACTTGATTACTTCAATGGGTATGGTAAAGACCAGATTCGTGTGGCTGGCTGGTTAGTTCCTGATAAACCACAAGGCCCAATTGGAAAATATGCTTATGTTATCTTCATGCAACATGGAACTGGTAAAGAGTTGACACGTATTCAATCTGCAGGCATTAAACGTCCAGATGTGAAGAAAGCATATGGGTATCAAGGTGGACAAGAACTTGGGTTTGATGTAACAGTCAAAAAAGATCAGTTCAAAGGTAAAAAAGTAGATGTCATCTTACGTAGAGCGAACAAATCCAACGGTGAAGGCGCAGTTAATGATGTGCGAATTGACTCAATCTATTTGAGTTTATAATAAAAACCACTGGTTAATCCAGTGGTTTTCTTTTGTATTTAAATGGGTAATTACCTTGTGTGATTAATTTAAAGTGCTTAGAATGCTCGTGAGAACATCATTTTTTATCGTGCTTAAACCAATTTGAGACAGTGAACGCAATAATATTATTAGCTAGGTATAACGCATATGTGAAGAACAATACCCAAACGGCATGACCATCAATAGCTGTTACTAACCACAACACAATGCTCATAATGCCTTGTGTGAACCAGAAATAGTACTGTGCTGAAAACTGGCGTACACATAGGAAAGCACCAGTAAAACCTATTGTAGCACTTAATGCGTCAATAAATGGACGTGGTGAACTTAAAACAATTGTATCAAGCCAATACAATAAAGCAAATGTTACAATGAAAAATAATAGTGTTTGAAGTTTATGTTTTATTTTTAATTTACGTGGGTTAAATACTTTCCATTTACCTAAGATGATTGGAATATCTAACAACAAAATATAAGCTAGTTGCATTAAAATGTCACTATAGTTACCAGTAACCATTGCCACATAACACAGCAATAACGCAGACACAAAGCCTAGAATGCCATTAATTGGCTTACCTTCTGTAATAGCTAACGTACATGTAAATCCTAACATACCAGCAATCGTGCTGGTGAATGATAACAAGTTTAATCCATCCTTAAATCCAATAAGGAATAAGAATAACAAACCAATTCCCAAAAGAATATAGCTTTGTTTATGCCATCCTTTAAATTGCTTTTTGTAATATTTATATGTTAATAATTGAGTAATGTTTTCCATGTGTATATAGTTCCCCTTTTAATTAAGATTTTTATCTGATTAATATAATTTTTTATTATCTGTAAACTGGCTCAACTCATGAAACGGCATTTCACCAGCACAATAATTATATAAGTCTAAACCATATTTATTGGCGTTTTTCATATTCCATTTAGCACCGTTTAATTTAGCAAGTGTGTAGACTGCTTCAACCGTGCTTAACGCCTTCACTTCATGAAGCTTGTAAATAATTTGTGTAAGCAGTTCTATACGGTCTTGCATATTATTTACATAATCATAAGAAGTTACGTCTAAAACAATTTTTGGAAATCCTAAGTCTTTATCTATCCATTTCTGATAATTTTCGTGATGTCGTTTGAAGTACTCAAATAGTTCAGTACCTTCTTCAACCTTTTCAAACTCTCTAGCACGTGTGTTAATACGTTTAATTTCTTCTTCAAATGTACAGTTTAAAACAATCATTAAATCTGGTGTTTTCTTTGGTAATGGTTCTAATTCTTTTAACATACGATTTAATAATCTATGATAAACTTGTTGCTCCAGTTCGCTTACGTGTCCTTCTTGTACTAACTGGTCTAAAAAGATAGAGTCTTCAAAAATGGAACGGTCTAAAATACCATTGTTAATACTCATAGCCTCTTGAATCATTTCAAATCGTTTACTCAACATATCAATCTGAAACAATAAACCATATTTTGCTTTGTCTTGATAAAACAATTCAAGCATTGGATTTTCTTCAACAGGTTCATATACTGCTTTAGTCTCCAGTAACTCACTTAATAATTGTGTCATTGAGGATTTACCTACCCCAATTGGTCCAGCTAATGTAATAATCATAATCAAATCCTTTCATTATTTTAAATTTTTCAAGTTTTGAGGTTGTAAACCCATCGCAATCAACTCATCATCTTTAAACACTACTGGTAATGTTCTAAGGTTGTTAGCCATTAAATAATTATAGGCATCTAAGTCCTCCTCTACATTTATTTCCTTATAATTTAACCCATGATTTTGTAACCATAACTTGCTTTGTTTGCACTGAACACAATTGTTTTTAGTATAAATTTTAATCATTTTTAATTCCTCCTTTTACTTTATGAATTAAGTATAACACCTCAGTTAAGAGGTGTCAAGTGTTTAGTCAATATAATTTTTAACTTCTGGGAACTCATCTATTTGGCTATGAGCCTGTTCAATACGCTCTTTCCAATTTGTGCCAAACCACATTACTAGTAAATCTTCCACCTGGTTTATATAGTAGTCTTTATCAATGTCATCAAGGGTTATCCATCCTTCACCAATTGCCTCATTGTCAATAGCATAATATTCAGGAGCATTAGGTAATCCTTTAGTGTAAGAATCATCACCAACAATGGTTGTGCCTTCCTCTTCAATGACAGCTCCTCGTTTCACCTTGAATATTTCAACAGCTTTATCAGGGTCTTTTATTGCAAATGTACGGTTTACTTTTTGTGCTTTCATTTCATTACCTTTGCTATCACGCACAACCGTATCATCAAAAGTATAACCTGTTTTCGTAACCATTTGGAATTGACGTAGTTCGTCACATTCATTGATAAACTCTTTATAGTCTTTACCAGCAACCACATAGTTAATAAAGGCATTTGAAACAATTGCTTTAGATACTTTCAATCCATTAGTTAAACCAATTGCTCCTTTAAACTTCACTTTACCATCTGATGTCACTGCCAAATAATTATTGACGTCCTTCTGGAAAATAGCTTTAAATGGATCATCGTCTAAGGTGTACCCTGTCCGTTTCATCCAATCATTTGCAATCTCATCAATGGCTTTTTCATCTTCTTCACTAAATGGAATATAATAATGGGCGTCTGTGTTTGATTGAATAATAGTAGCATGGTTTTCAATCTTTTCTAATAAATCCCACATTGCCATTTGTCCAGTAATACATACTAATAACCTCATGCGTGGGTCATACAGTTTATTAAACTCAGCACCCATTGCACCATATTTCGTGTTTAGAGGTAGCTTATACCCATTAATCAATAACTTAGTTGGAATCTGAACGCCTTTAATTTCAGTAAATTCTTTATTAGAATACTTAGCTTCCATACGTTCATCTAATAACATTTGATAGATGTGACGTTTGTCTTCTGGGATGTTTCTTGACAAGTAGTCAAATAATACCATTGTGTTAGGGTACAATGATCCAACATCACGTGCGTGGAACTTACCTACATGAATAAATGACTCTTTAGCTCCATGAATACCACCTACCCCTAATACCTCTGTTACGTCTCTACGTGGTACATCTAATGAAATGCTGGCATGTCCTTTGTCATTAGCTTCAAAGTCATCTGTCATAAACGCCTGACGAATTGTCTCTGACTCAATTTCAAATCCTTCTGGTAGTTCATACTTGTCTAACTCGTCACCTCTATCAGGTGTTTTTTCAGCCCCTAATAATTCAGCAGTCAAGTTTGCATTTGTCATTGAGAGTGCCATTTTATCTAAACCAAAGTATAGTGCAATTGCAGCCTTAGCTACTAACATACCTATGTTTTGTTCAAAACGTTTTTCAGTAGCTAACACATCATTCTTACAGTAAAGTTCATTCAGTACTTGCTCTTCTTCTGTTAACTCTCTATCTAAGTCAAAATCAACCTCAGTTTCTTTAATGTTTATTCCCATGAAAGCACTATGCTCTTTCAAGCTGAATCCTCTATTGTCTTGATACAAATCCATTCCAAAAAGGGGTGTTTTCTTAGTATCAAACATTTTATATGCTAAAGCTCTATCATCACTTTCAATGATTGCTTTTGACACATGAAACGGGTTTTTACCTTGTAAATATGCACGCATGACATTGGAATCATATGAGTGTGAATTATAACCAACAAACAATGAATCTCTATTCGCTAGATAGAACTTGCGTAAAGCTTCTAAATCATTATGAATAACTGTCCATTCTTTAGTGAAGTAATCTCTGAAAACAAATAAATTGTCTTTTTTAAATACTTCAATATCATAAATATATATTGTTTGTTTTGTTAGTGCCTCATTTGGTTTCTCAGGTAAATAATCAATAACTGATCCTTTTTGATTAATGGTTACATTGGGAAAACCATTGCTGTATTTTAGAGTAATCATTAACTGTTGTCCAACTTCTATCTTTTCCCAAGTTTTCCAATCTTGCTTACGAAACTTCATAATATAAAACGTAGCGTCACGTCCATCATTTGTGCTACGTACTTTAATCTCTTTCATTTCTTTACCTTTAGCGCTTAAGCGTTCCTCTGCTTTAATCACTACCACTTGATGGACGCCTTCAATCATTGGGTCAAAACTTTTACCATTGCCAGCAAGTGCTGCAAATATTTCTAACAGCTTACTTGCTAACTTTTCAGCACCTTTAAATTCTGCAATATTTTTCATGCCTTACTTCCTCTCTCGTTTGAATATAATATAGTATATCAGATCTATTGCTAATACACAAGTACAAAATATAAATTCTATGAAACTTTCTATTCTGTATCTCATTGGAACATTCTAAACTGTCTTGGATGGCCTTGTGTTTGCATGTATAATACATCATCTAACTTATAAACAGCAATCGTTTTCTTCTTGTTTGCAATCATCATTTGAGTTGGATCAATCTTTACATACACCTCATTAAAATGTCTGTTGATAATTACACCATCTTCATCTTTTACTGTTAAAATCAAGTTGTCTACTAACATCATTTTAATCTTCCTCCTATTATTTAAAGTTTTGTTTGTTCATCAACGCACCAATAATATTGAATAATGAGATAATTACTGGAATACCTGTCCAACAGAAAGCTAGTTTAATAAGTCCTGTTACTGGTTTTCCAACATAGAAATCATGGGCGCCAATTCCTCCTAAGAAGAGCGCTAGTAATAGATAGACCATCAGACTTGGTTTGTTAGAATCCTCTGTCATGCTTTTAAGTTGTGCTAATTGTTCCTTTAAAATTTCGTTTTGTAGCTGTTCATTTGACATTTTATTTTCCTCCTGTTGTGGTGTGTTCATTTTCTTCAATGTTTCTAATACTGGATTTGGTTTAGTCATTTTAATCTTCCTCTCTTTATCTTATGAATTAAGTTTACCATGCAAAGCTCACTTTGTCAATTGTTTTTACTCCTAATTTTAAATCTTTTTCTAGGAAAGCTTCTGTTGAACCACTGTACAACTTAACCATATATTCCCATCCGTCAACTGGTTCATACAGCTTATAAAGCAGCACTCCTTTATCACCCTTATTGCCAATTCCGTTTAGGTTATCTCGTTTTAATTCAACCACGTTTCCAATATTCATTTTAATTACCTCCTCTTAACTTATGAACTAAGTATAGCATGGATAAAAAAAGAAGTCAACCAGTTAGGCTAACTTCTTTTATATTTATTTTAGAATGGTAACTCTTCTTCTGTTACTACTTCTTTCTGATCATCAGGATCAAGCGGTTGTGCTTCTAACCATCCATAAGGTGATTTAGGGTCTAGCATGTTTTTGTTTACAGTGCAATCCACAACCATTCCAATAGCCATTTCTGCAGTATCCCATGTTACATTTACATCTTCAAATAATTCATTGAAGCGGGCTTTCGCTTTGGCAAGTTTCGCTTGATTTGGAATAAATTTGTTTAGTTTTTCAATATATACGCCTGAGTTGAAATTAAATGAGTAGTACTTACCTTCATGCTCTACAACTACCGCACGTCCTTTGGCACTGTCTTTAATTTCAACAATTGGAACTTGCTTCAACCGTTTAAGTGAAACCAATGGTTTCTCAATCTTTTTGAATGATGTTCCTTCTTCAAAGTAGGCTTTACCTGTTTCTTCGTCTACATACATTTCTAACTCTTTATCTTCCAAGTTGTCAAACGATCCACCTAAAATTTCTAATGCTTTTTCAAGTCGTTCTTTACCTTTTGTATCTTCATCTGTGAAGTCATTCCACGTTTTAGAGTCTTTATTATATGTTTGTTTAAACACTGCTGCTTCATAGATAGCACTATAATCTTCACTGGCTACCTGCAATTTCACACTAATATCATCTTCCTCTGCACTAACAATAATTACTTTTTTCAATTCTGACATTTTAATTCCTCCAATTAATTTGTTTTATTTTCTCTCTTACAAAATCTATTATAGCATATATTCCCTTACTTGTGTAGCCTATTACAGTATCTCATAATCAATTTTAAGTTTATTCAAGTCTTCTTTCTTCACTTTGATTGTCACATATTCAACTGGTTTAGGAGCCTCCTGTTTTTGCTCGTTTCCAGTGATTATGACAATATCAGGTACTTTGGTTTCTTTTACTCTAGCCTGTTCTTTTTCAAGACGTTCTTTCTCAGCAATCATACTTGTATAGTCTAAAATAGCTTCTTGCATATTAAAGCCATTTTTAGAGTAGGCAATCAAAATAGCTGAACGATCGTCTTTATCAGGATATTGTGTTTTTAACATATCATAATCCTGTTTAAATGTTTCAAAATAAGAAACCACTGATTCACGTATCTTTTTAGCACTTGTTGCCTTATTAGTAATTAGTGTTGGATTTTTTGCAATGAACTTATCAAAAGTAAGCCATTGTGGAGCGTTATACGACTTCTGATATTTCTTAAATAAGTCCTTGATTTGTAATTTACGTTGTTCTTGTTCACGAGCAGTAATCTCTTTAATTTGAGCATTTATATGACCCTCACCTTCACCAAGTACCTCTTTCAATACTTTTATTTTCTCATTGAGTTCGTCATAGGGTGTCATAATTTCACGCTTAACAGCTAGACGTTCTGAGTCTAATTTTTTAATTTCTTTACGAATTTCAGCAAGAAGTTTTTTGTTTTCTATAATGTTTTCCTCATTCACTTCTTGCTCTTTCATACGGTCAGCTAATCTCCTAACATCATTAAGTGTTTTTTCGTAACCAATGAATTGTATTTCATGTTTACCCGTAGATTGAATTGATAATTCAAATACCATATTTTTCATCCTCCATCTGAAGGCGTTTATACTCTACTGCAAAAAGTTCATCAACAGTATAATTTAATTTGAATAGCCATTTGTATTTTTCAATTATGGCAAACAATTGGTTTTCAGTGTATCCATAATCTAATTTCAAAAGGGTTTTATAGTTCATTCTTCACCCTCCAAGTAAATAACTATGTGTTCGTCACCGTCATCTGCATCAATTGTGATTAGAGTAACTTCTCGTTCTCCCCACTTAGCCCTAATATCTTCTATTTCATATCTATAGTTGTAACCGTACCATTTATTCGGTTCGTCATCAAAATTTACTTCAAGCTCTCCACCATTCTTAAATAGGTGTGCGATATCATTTACTGTAAGTTTCTTAGGCATTCTATAACTCCTCCTTCAATAAATCTAAATCATCATCACTCAAACGATCAATCAGTTCAATATCTTCTTCACGTACTTCTTCAAAGCGTGCTGCAAACTCTCCAGTTTCAACTAAGACAAGAATGTTTCCAAACTTGTCTACGTGTTGAACGGTGCCTGTGTCTCCTTGTTCTGCATGCATTCCATAATTGTTAGTAAATTTTACTAAATCTCCATATTGGTATTTCATTGTATTTCCTCCTCTTTCTTTATGTTTTAATTTTATCATCTTATCAACCAGTTGTCAACATCTTTTTTGGTAATTTTTCCTTTTGAACGTTTAATTAATCCATCAAACGTGCGATAGGTTTCTGACTGGTGTAGCTCTACATTAATCATACCATGTGTACCAAATTTGTCAACAAATAACTCTCGTTCTGTTGTACTTAAGTGACGGTAACTGCCATTACTAAACACGTCATAGCCAGTGTGCGTTTTCGTTGATTCGTAAAATTCAATCACTTTAGGGTCATAATTAGCTTCAAGTAATAGGGTATCAATCTTTAAATCATTTTCCAATAGATACTTTTCATAGTCTGTCATTGTACTTAAGTCAGTGGCAAATAGAGTGTTTTGATTAGGTGCCTCCATAATGAAACCATGTGTTTCTGTATACTCTTCTCCAGCTCCATGATAATTCTGAAGTGTTGTGAACTTAACTTCACCAATTTGAAATTGGAAGTCATCTTTGAAGATAAGGTCTAATTGTGGTAAGCTACGTTTTTTCAAGTTATCTTGCACTTCCTGGTTACCTAATATTTTAATGTGCGGAAAGTTTTCTCTAATCTTTTTATATGTTGTATATACAAGGTGGTCTTGGTGTTTGTGTGTAATTAGAATAAATTGCTTGTTAAATAAATAGGGTTCAATGTATTTATATGGCTTCCCTATGTCAATCAAGAATCCTAAATTATTATAATAGATAGAAGCACAGTTTCCTTTACTTCCTGAATAGTGAATATCAAAACTCATGGTTTCTGTTTTCATATGACGCACCCTCCAACTCCCACAATTCTCTACCTAATTTATTAGCTTCTTTCCAATGTTTTTTCTCACACGCTTCTCCAATCGCTACAATTAATGCATGTCGCTTTGGCTCTACTTTCTTTCTGAAAGGACGTGCCACACGTTGTAACCCTTCCTTTGGATTAATCGCGTAACCAATATTAGTGTAATGACTGTTTTGCACGTTACCATCTTTGAAATATAAATAACCTAAGTTATGCTCATTTCTAACAAACATATCCGCGACTAATTGAGAGACGTAGAACTTACGTGACTTTTTGTGTGATCCTTCAAGAACCACATACATCTTTCCATTCTTTGTATCAACTAGTTCATTTTCATATCGTTCTTTGTCTAAATGAAACACATGTCCTTCATCTGTTATAGCGTACATATCATACGGCTCGTTTAATGGTTCAAATCTCATTTTGTTTTTCCTCCAATTTTATTAGTTGGTCTACGTAAACCTTCACTTTCTTCAAGTCTTCAATGCCGTTCTTTTCTTTATATCTATGAGTATATTTGTAAATGTTCGCTTTGTAGAAACCACGTAACTCATCATATGTTAGTAGGTCATCTTCTAATACGTCAAATAGTTGTTTACCTGAGTTTGTTTGGTAACGTTTAGTGTTTTGTAGTTCTTCTGTCACTTTATCAAATCCTCTCTTTTTAATATCTTAATATTAACACATTCTGGTTTCAATGTCAACACAAAACTTTTATTTTATGATATAATTAATTATAGGGATATTCCTCCTCCCTCCTCTCGTTAAGACTAGTCAATTGACTAGTCTTTTTGCTTATAGTTTTGAATATCTGATAAATATCCAAAAACCTCGCGCGCTGTATGAAATTCAACTCTATGAGTATCTTGTGGTTCATTAACATGGAAAACCTTTACATAGTATTTTAACTCAAATCTTGATTGACTGAATACTATCACACAATATCCATTTTTAAACTCTGTGCTAAATAATAGTCTATCCATCACTTGTCCTCCATTCTTCTAATTTCACGCTTACGAACACTCTCATATGTTTGCAGTACTTCATCCTCTGATAATGGGGGATTACAGCCGATTTGGTTGACGTATAGAGACCATACACGCACCTCATCATGGTTTAAACCAGTGGCAAATAATTTACCAATTTGAGTGGTTAGCCAGATATTTCTTCCACCTTCTCCACTACCTGCAAGTATATCACCTAATAAATTCGCAGTCCACTTGCGTTCTCTCTTCTTGTTCTTTTTAGTAATACTTTTATCCGTAAACATTTCTAACCATTTCTCAGGTAGTTCTGCTAGTTCTACATCACGTACTACTTCATAATACTTTCCATCAATTTGGCTAGGTGGTGCTACAACGTAACGCATATGAGTCTGAAAGTCAACACCTTCAAGTTGAGGATGGTTTTGAAGAAATTGTGTTTCATTATATTTCTCATCTAATTTAAAATAGTAGTGCAATCCACCACTTGGAGTCTTAATGACTTGCGTTTTTGGTAGAGTAATGTCATAAGTATCTAAGAACTCTTTCAAGTTACCAAGACCATCAACTCCATTATGGTTGTCAATGTCAATAACAGCAATTCCGCTTTTTGAACCAGTGAGTGTGCCAACGTTACCACCTTCTTCAACCCATTTTTTGATTAACGCTTCTGATTCTCCATTGAAAGCTCCAGCCACTAGTGGCGCTTTACCATTTTTCTTTAGTCTTAATTGTTTCATTTCTCTTCCTCCTCTTATTTATGTATCAAGTATAACACCCCAATTAAGGGGTGTCAACTAGTTTCTACAATTTATTTAAATATTTTAGATACGTGTTTACCCATAAACCAACACGTGGCTTTTCTGTGAAGTTGAATGACTTAATCACTTGCTTTTTAAATTTAACATCAGGTAGCGTGCGTGCTGGTTTCTTAAAGTAGCCTTTATATTTCTTTTTCATTTCACACTCTCCTCCATCATTTCATTTGTGAAGTCTTTACCATTTGTAATTGTATCAAAGATCTTTTTCTCAATTTGTGTATCTGGAATGATATGATAATACAGTGGCGTTTTCTCTTGTCCATGTCTATCAGTGCGCCCCTTTGCTTGTAAATACTCTGTAGAACTTAAAGGCATTGAATTGAATATCGTTACATTACTAATTACAAAATCATTGATACCTGTTGAGGCTGACTTGTATTGTGCTAGTACTACACCATTGTCATTGTTTTTGAAGTTGTCTAATTCTTTTAGGTTTCCATTGTATACACCATATGGTCGTTTCAATTTATCTAATATCATCCGCAGCATTAAATACTCAGCTCTATAATTGTAGAAGATAACCACACGCTCGTCATTATGTGTTTCTAAAATGGCTTCTAAGCGTTCAAATGGTTCTTTAGACACTGGTTTATGAATACCCTCTAGGAAACCATGTGATACTTGTCTGAGCCTGTTAAATAGATTACTAGCGTTATCTAATTCCACAATGTTATCATAGTCATCTTTATAGATTCTATTTTTCTTCAGCTTGTTATACATCGCTGGTTTCTTCGTTTTGTATACATACTCTTGTGGAAGATAACCTTTATCACGTTTATAGTTTACACTAGCATCGTTAATCATTTGTTGAAGAAGGTGTTCATTTTGATAACCCACCACATCCATGAATCGCATTGCGCCCATTTGTCTCATTTGTTTGATAACAAATAGTTGTTCAAACTCTTTCTTAGGCTTTCTAAACACATTTGCAATATAGAGTTGAGAATACCAATTCTCAAGCTTACCATTGCTGACAGGTGTTGCTGTGCATAAATACGTGTGTTTGGCTTTCTTACTAAGCTGCATAACGAATTTTGTGACTTTTGATTTAGATACACCAACTTTGTGTGATTCATCAATGATAATGAACGTGTCTTTGTCCACCCAGTTTAACAACTCAGTTAAGCGCCAACTACTCTCAAAACTGATTGCCACATGGTTTGATTCTGATAGTAACTCTTTATTCTTTTTAGTACCCTTATTTAGTGGTGTGATTTCCAAACCAAATGCTTCTCCATCTTCTGCAAAGTCTAGCACTTTAGGAGCTAAACAAATGACTAGTAGCTTAGTACACTTACTTTCTATATATGAGCCAATACTCATATAGGACTTTCCTGTTCCAACGTCTGAAAGGTTCAAGGGTTTACTCTCAAAATTTTCAATTGCCTCTTTCTGATAGTCAAATAAATTCAACGTACTACCTCCCATTTATACCATATATTTACTAACTTCATATACTCTTCATTTGCTGCATATACTGACACCTGTTTTATATTCAATAGTTTAGCTTTCATAATCCAACTCATGCTTCAAATACCTCCTTGATCCCCTCTAATTCTAGTGTATTATGAGCGTAATCTACCGCGTCAAAAAGTGTTAGCGCTGGTATTTTTATGTGATGAATCGTTGTGTCAAAACCATACCCATTATATGTTTTCTTTTCATACGTAATCATATACTCTTTAATCATATTCAATCTCCTCCACTTTAATTTCTGGTAATTCTGGTTGTTTATACTGACGCTCAATGCCACTATCAATGCAAGATAACAAAACCATGAGTTCTTGAAGTGTGTCACGAAGAAGCAGTCCAAATCCACCAGCATCACGTACTTTTTGTAAGTAGCTGATTTGTAACGGATCTGGCTGGTAGCTACCCACTTTCAATTCTAAACTAATCCAATAACCCTTATAGCAACATTCCACGTCACTTCTACCCACTTTATCAAATATATTGGCGGTGTTGACATTTACTAGAGCTCCTTTATCTTTCAAATATTTCACAACTTCTCTACTGAATTGACTTTCTCTCATTATTCTCACTCAATCCTTTCTTTTTACCTGTTACTTTTTCTTCGCAAATTACTAACACTTCATCAATAGTTATATCTGCGTCTTTCATGTGTTGTAATAAACCGCCATATAGTGCCCACATATATGTCTCTACTGTTTCATCAGTAGTATTTGGTATTACTTGCGATTCTAATGTTGACGCAATAGCGTCCCATTCTTTTACTGTTAACATCATTCTTCCTCCCAATTTATAATGTTAGTTGTGATAGCGTCTTCCAAATAGCGTTTTACACGTTGTGCCTCTTTCAGAGTTAGTGTTACAAGTGCGCAATCATCTTCATCGTCTAGTAATCTAATGTAAATATCACTATCGTTGTCATACGTTCCAACACTCACTTGCTCATCATTTTCTGTTAATAGGTCTTTTCTGTAATTCAATTTCTCCATCTTAAATCACCTTCACTATTCTAATTTGTTTTAATGTGTATCCTCGTAATTTGTAATGTTTAGCCAGCTTCTTTATGCTACATTCATCTATAGGTACATCGTACATATCTCTTACCCATTCACCTTTATCGTTCAATAGTTCAATGGCATACGTGTGTTCTGGGTGTCTACCAACAGTGTACATTTTAATATCCTCCTTCTTCTAACCAGTGTATAAGTACTCCAGCTCCGTAAATTACTGCCCCAATAAATAATAAACCAATCATCATAAATGTCATTTTTTATGTCCTCCCTCTCTATACTTATATAATACAATACCCTCAACAATAAGTCAAGGGTAACCTTTAAAATTATTCAATTATTTTTACAATAGATACAATATGCTCTACTCTAAATATACTATCATACTTAGTTGGTGTTCTACCTGGCTTTTGTTCACCCTCATACTCAAAGCGCCACACACCTTTGCCTTTAGCTGTTACAACGGTATCCCAATAATATTTTTCTTGTAAATCATCTTTTGTTCTGACAACAAATGGTGTATCACTGTTTACTGTGTATACATAATATTTGTTCATTCCTCTTCCTCCTATTCTACGTCATTGAAAATATTTACATACTCTGTTCCTGCTAATGCGTTCATTAGATATGGTCTGATTGACTCATTGTCTCCGTTGCGTGCAATTTTTAGGCCAGTTAGTACACGTGCTTTACTTGTACGCTTTTCTTCAAACCCTTGTTTAAGTAATAATTCTTTCATGGTACGCCAGTTCATTGATTTATTGATATTATTTTCTTTCGTGTACACGTTAAAAATATTCTTCAACAGTGTTAGGTTAACCGTTCCTTCTTCATCTTCCACAATGACAGGTACTTCACTCAAGAATTCTTTAGATGGGTCATTTGATTCAATATAAGCTTTCTTGAAGGCAATCATGTCTTCTGTTTCTGTGAATGGGTTTTCACCATTTGTACCAGCGTCTAAAATCTTTTTAAATTGTTGAATACAGAACCATGCAAATTTACCTAGTTGCTCTTTTGACTCACGTTCCTCACGTTGTTTGTTGAACTCATTAATGCGCTCACGTGCTTCTGGTGTGTCAAGGTTTGTGTTGAAGTTTAGGATAAGAATACGTCTATACCATCCATTTGTGCGATCATTAAATGCGGGTAGTTCATTCATTGAGAACATTAATTTCGCATAGTTGGTGAAGCTAAAAGCGTCTTTGCCTTTTTTCTCAGCATGAACGGCGTCAAGACCTCCTGAAAGTTTTTTCAGTGTCTCAGTACCTTTTACAAAGTTTGCACTTGAATCCGCTTCAAAGTTCAATAGTTTATGGTGTAATGAAGCTTTGTCAAAACGATTGTTCTTATCTGCTAAGCTGTCTAGTCCAACGGCTGAGCTGTTTTTGAAACCAATTAATTTGTTCATGATAAATCCACCTACATAAGACTTCCCATTTGACCCATTACCTAAGAGGTATAAAATAGATTGATATTTGTACTCTCTATAATACATATACCCAATATACTCATACAATGTCTGAGCTTGGTCTTTCAGCAAATAATCAATCCATTGTTTTGCGAGTAGTTCATCTGTCTCATCTGTTTTAATTAACGGATAAGGTAGTTGAAGGGTATGATAATCTTCTAATCTGGTCTCTCTAATATCATTTGTCTTAAAGTCATATGTTCCATTCTCAAAAGCAATAATGTTTGGGTTAGGGTTGTCACCTAATGGGGCGTGTTCTCCACGTGTCATGGAGCGATTAGCTAACTCAGGAGCTAGTTTCTTCATTTCTTTGCGGATTTCATTCCCAAACTCTGGATTTCTGAATTGTGGTGTGAATTTTGGCGCTAAAATGTTCTCAAAGTACCAATCTGCATATTTGTAACTACCTAGATTTACCTCAGACCAGATACGTGTGTCTGCGTTATAAACATATGGAGCGTTTAAGTTAGGGTGAGCGTACACGTATGCTAGTTGGTTAAATTTATCAATAAATAATTCCTGTTGAATCTCAAATTTTGCTTGTGTGCCGTCTTTGCCACCGTAGTACATTCTTCCCACTTCTGAATTGAAGTCAACAAACTCCTCACTTGGAAAGTTTTTATTTGAAACTGGTAGTAATTCCTCAATTGGTGCTGAATAATCTATTTTCTTTAGTTCATTCATTCTTTTTATCCTCCCTCATCTGATATGTACTAAGTATAGCACAAATGAAAAGTTTGTGCTATACTTTTTAACTAAAAATATTCAGCAATTGATTCCACTGAGTCTTTTATATCTAATTGAGTACCGTCTGACAGTATGACAATCGTGTATTCCCACGCTTTGTTGTGATAGAATGCTGCAATGTGATTAGTATTTACATATACTGTTGTTTCATCAATTCTGGTTAATGTGATTAGTTCATTCGTTTTATTCATTCTCATTCTCCTCTTTATTTCGCAAAATACCCTTTGATAAATGCCAAGCGTTGTGCGTCAGTGTCATACATATTATAAGCTCTGAGAATCACTTTATTCACTTCAAATAGTGTATAAGTGCGTTTCTCAGTCTCTGCTTTTGATGGTATCTCTTTTAGTTTAAATTGACAATCCTTCCTATTATTTAGATAATTAATTACCCATTTATCGTTATCATTATCAACTAAACAAAGTTCGCCATAGCTGTTTGATATTACCATATACTCTTTTCCTGTCGTCCACCAGGGTTTATCTGACTTCACGCAGACATATGTTTGTCCTTCTTTTAACTCTACTGTGTTCATTTTTATTTCCTCCTATGTTATGATTACACTAATTAGTGTGCTATTTGTTAGTTTAAACGTTACTATCTATTATAATTTGCGGCTTCCTTACAGTCAATAATTTTATAGTGTTTTTTGGGATATGTCAAGCGAAATTCATCAATTGCACCTCTCATATTTTCAGCTAGGTAGCTTAATTGAATGGTTTGTGTGTGGCGTTTTGCTAGAATAATAAATGTGGTCATTTTAATTCCTCCTATTTGTAAATATCCATCAAACCAGTGATTTTCTGAAATAACTCTTCGTCTTTAGTGATAAAATGAAAGCGCTCTTGGTGTAAATTATCCAACCAGTGAAAGCGCTTTTCTAATTTGTTTAGCTCTTCAATTATGGTTCGCATTTCTTTTTCAGACTGCTCTATTTTATTATGTGTCTGCCAGTAACGTTGCGTGGTGTGGCTTTGCATATCATCTGGCTCGTTCATTCTCATCAATTGATTAATTGCTGTATCATGAGCCTTAGAGAGTCGCTTGAACTCTCTAAGTTGTATTTTCATGATTTCTGTGTAGTACTTGGCTAACAATCTAACATCTCCTTTAGTTTTGAGTAGTCCTCTCTTAGCTCAGCTAGAACTTTTTCGTCATCTGTATTTGCCCAGTTAAACATCGCGTCCATCTTTTCGTCTAGCCATGCTGAAACTGTTTCAATATCCTCTACTGTTTCAATGTCTGCCATTTTGTCTACGAAGTCGCTAACCAATTTATCCATTTTCTTTTGTATTTCGTTGTATTTTGCGTGTGTCATTGTTGTCATTGTTGTTTCCTCCTCTTTATCTTATGAACTAAGTATAGCATGATCGTAAACCAGTGTCAACTGTTTAGCAACATTTTTTTAATTACTTCATAATGTCCTTTGATTGCTAGTTCTTTGCTTCTGTATTGATTGGTATACTCTGATAGTTCAGCATAGTTAAATATCTGTCTGTCCATTGCTTCAAAAACCATTGTCTCGTAAAGTGGAATTGTTTTGCTCAGCCAGGTTGTGCTAATGCAATACTCAACGCCGTCTACTTCAATAAATGTTTTAATCTCAATCTCATTCATAATTCTTTCCTCCTCTTTGTTTGTAAGTTAAGTATATTCTATTAAGAACCCATTGTCAACTGATTTATTACTTTATTTTGATTCCTGTGATACAAAAACCATTGCTAAATCGTTTCTTTTCTACATTGTAACAGCTCATGATTTCTTTGTCAATTGTTTTTATTCCTCCTCTATTATCAATTGCAATTTGTTGAATTACTTTTTTATACTCTGATAATGGTACTTTGTCTGTTTTATTTCCTGTGATTACTATTTTATTATATAGTAATGTGTGTTCAAGGTCAAGTGTTTCTAACCATGTGGCGTATTGTTGCATGATTTCGTGTGGTGTTCCTGTAAATGTTACTTGCATTTTATATCCTCCTATTTATGTGGTATATACTTTAAGTTCTCTAATTTACAATTCGCGTCATTTCCATCAATATGTTCTAAGTCATAATCATAAGGTGGATTTTGTACATACGTTTGATAGACTAATTTATCAACTCTTACTAAACGTTTTTTCTTGTTGATATCATATATACTTGTATATATGTTGTTACCAATCCATTTACGTCTGATAGGTTTGTGGTGTCTATTATATACAATACCTCCTTTAGTCACTTCATAATTACTGAACTCAGTTATATTGAAAACCATGTTTATTTCCTCCTTTTAATTTATAAACTAAGTATAGCATGCGTGGAAACCAGTGTCAACTGGTTTAATTCAGCTAGTGACAAAACAGTGACATTATTTTTGTCACTAGTTTTTACAACAAGAATCCTATTATATCAACGTTTATGAGACCAGTTTCATCAAAATGACACAATGACAAAAAATAATTTATTTAAGCCCATATATCTATGTTACTACATTATAGTGTAGTAACTTTATTTATTTTTTTTTTATATATAATATTTTGTCATTTTGTCATTATAAAAATAAGAATGTAGATATATCAAGGGATACAGCGTTTTCAGGTGTCAGAATCAGTGACAAAACGATGACAAAAACAAGCCATTTAGTGACAAAATGACAATTTTAGGCTGACTTTTTGTCACTAATAACTGGTCTACTTAACTCACACAGTATCCCTTATCTATGATATAATAGAAACAAAGAGGAGGAGATATAATGCACAAAGAACGTATCAAAGAGAATATTCGAGATAGAAGTTTAGGCTATACAATAGCTGTCTTATTAGTAACGCTCACACTGCTAGTCACATGTGGCATTGTATTCTACTATTTGGGAATCATGCTTCCAATTGCACTATGGCAATCAGGTCATCCAGTGCTCGCTGTGTTACAGTTCTATATCGCTTTCATTTCATTAATATATGGAGGTAGTAAATCATGAGTAAACTAACAGACAAACAACTCTTACAATTAAATAAAAACGACCTACTAAAAGAGTATCGTAAGTTAGAAGAGTCAATGAACAACAAAGAAGAGACAGCTAATCTATCATTAGAAGAAGCAATTAAAGTAGTTGAACAAAACAATATGATTGTAAAAGGTAAGACTTCATATCATTTCTAGGAGGGATACAATGAACGAGAATGTAGTTGAACCAGCAGAACCAACACTAACAGAGATCGCTCGCTTAGTTGCTAGACGTGATGAGCTAGAAGCTGGTCTTCCAATGTATGACGCTCAATACATGCAACACGCAGAAGCATATGCAAGAGTACTTAATGAGTTATATGATATCAATAATAAACTAAAGGAGGTGGGACTATAATGCCTTACATGTACTGCAATCAAGACGGATGTAATGAGACAGTTAAGCTACCAGCACAATACTGTGCTAAACATCAACCAGCAAAGCTATCTGACTCAATCAAAGTAGAACAACCAACAGACAAGAGTGTTGTTAAAGCAAAGAAGACTACTAAATAATAGTAGTCTTTTCTTATATACAATAGAAGGAAGGAGTGAGCACAATGAGACAACGTAAGTGTGCAGTATCCTCATGCCGCAACTATGTTACGCTACCTGAGCGCTACTGTGAGGCACATCAAGGGTATAACAATAGCCAATACAATAAGCATGTAAGATACAACGAAGACAACAAGAAGTATAGTAACTTTTATCACTCAACACAATGGAGGAACGTACGTAAAGCCAAGCTAATGGAGCAACCACTATGCGAGGTATGCTTGGCACAAGGCAAGTACACTAAGGCTGATATGGTTCACCATTGTAAGTATGAGTTGAGAGACCCTAATGGATGGGAACATAGGTTATCACTTGACAACCTACAGTCAATATGTTATCCTTGTCATACCAAGATTGAACACAAATACTCATGGAAGAATCAAGGAGGACAATAGAATGAGAGAACATCCAATATACAAAGGATATTACTGTGATAAAGAAGGTAATGTATACAGTAGTAGAAAGTTCAAGAATATAACTATGCTTAAGCCAACTGCTAATCAAAAAGGTTATCTTAGAGTTAGAGTACTAGGTAAGTTACGTAGTGTATCACGCATGGTATTAGAATGTTATGAAGGTTTGAGTACTCTTGAGGTAGACCACATCAATAGAGTTAGAGAAGATAACAGACTATGTAATTTAAGGTATGTTGATAGACAAACGAATGTACTCAATAGAGTGTCAGGCAAACCCATAATACTATACGACATACGTACAGGTGAGGTAATAGAGTATATGAATAGTGCTGTATTAGCAAGAGAATTGAATGTTCATTTAACAACTATTCATAAAGCACGAGAGTCAGGTCATTTATGTCAAGGTAGATATTATATAACATATAAATAGAAGAGCATAGCTACAGTTGGAAAAATAGAGGTAGGAAACAGCGCTAAATCAACAACCGCACAGTCAAAATTATTTTTAGGGAGACCCAAAATGTTTTTACCCCCCTACCTTTTTATAACGAATTAA